TAACCCGTAAGGGCAAGCAGTCCAACCAAGCCGAGCAATGCTGCGATCAGTCTAAGATTCATCATTTGAGTTCATAGTGCATCAAGTCTTGCACCCTCCATTCACCTCCCCATACAATACCAATCTTCAAGCCATCACTACAGTAGTAGAATGCCTCTGCGATCTTATAGTACGGAGCAGGATTATATGTGATCTTACCTTTCACGTAGGCCGCAATGTCGATAGCTAGACCGTCTTGGTGTTTAGACCGACCAATCCAGCTACGACCTGCGGCTACATTATTCTTGTGTTCTGCGGCAGTTCTCCCACCATCAACCACAACGAAGTCAACGAGCGTATGCTGCAATGCACACGCAGCGACTTCTTGCATCAGTGGACTAACTTCTTTGAGGTTTCCCTCTGAGCGATCACTGAATACGTAACCGGAGATTCCGATACATACAGCGCACACCGCACCAAGAGCTTTAGTCCTGATACTCATTACTTGTCTTCTTCCATATCTTCTTCGTCACCGAAGAGAGCGTCTTCGAGGTCTGCACCTTCAAGGGCAGGAGCATCTTCGACTTCTGGTTCGGTTTCAGGAGCGACCTCATCCGGCTCAAGTTCGAGTTCCAATTCTGGTTCAAGTTCCTCAGCTTTCGGCTCAGGCTTTGCCTTCTTAGCAATCGCTGGTGTCTTGACATGCTCTCTACGAGCCTTGTCCATCAGCGAGGCTTTGCGGTCTGCCTTCTTCTCATGTGAAGCATCAAGGAACTCAGCAGCTACTTCCAGAGTCTTGTCCAGAAGTTTCTTCTTCTCCTCAGAGCCAGCACAGCGCGAAGCAGCAGTACATACAGCCTTGCGGAGTTCACGAGTGAATCCCCACGGATCGGTAGGCCATTTGATAGCCATAGGATTCGTGTTCTTCTTATGCGCCTTCGGCTCTGCCTTTTGAGGAGCTTGAGCAACAGGCTTCGGAGCTTCGAGCTTAGGTGCTTGAGGCTTGTTCTTATTTTTGTTCTTAGACATTACGTCCTCCTTCGGAATTTATTTAAGCAGTTCGGCTTAGTCGGCCCACGGAAGCCGGGGATTCCTCGCCCGTTACCCAGTGGGTTCGTGATAAGCCTTCTGTAGTTATCTTCTTTAATACGCGCAGCAACCTTTGCTGAGTCCAGTGCTAGGGCATCTACCCAATGGCGAACAGAGCCAGCTAAGGCATCTATTCTATCATCGTGCATCATTGATCCCTTGTCTCGTGTGATACGAGCGATCTGAAACAGTAACGAGTACGTTGCGCGTTTCTCTATAGGATACTTCTGAACCGAATCCCAGTCCTTGCGGATTAACTCCGTGTCCATCACTAGACGGTTAGACCCGATCACTGGCTCAAGAATATCTATAACTCTTAGTTCTTTCTGACCGGACTCCCAGACTTCTTCAATACCACATTTATGTTGTTTGATTAAGTGTGGAGTCCATATCTTTGCAAATGCTCCGTTACCGAAGTTCTGCTCAATGTCAATCTTCTGCGGCTTATGCTCGACAGCCTTCTTCGTAAGGAAGTTAAGCCTGTCCTCAGTAAAGCCTCCGGGCATACCGCCTACGTCAACAACGTAGACCATACCCGCGAGGAACTTAGTCACAGCGAAAGCGATCTCATCACCATTCGCGCCACCACCAGCAGGGTCAACATACATATGACAGCCTGTGAAGTGTGCGTACTCCTCGCCAGCACCAGACGCACCGTAGTACGTCTCCTGTAGCGGGAAGCCTTGTGGACAGTGAATGCGATTTGATTCCAACGCAGACCACTTGATCTCGATAGGCGCACGTTCTTTCGGCACATTCATAAAGATGATGTTCCGAGGTTTCAACGGGTATCTATCCTCATCCATAAGACGAGTATCAAGCATGTGCTGTAGCTGGAAGTATGCTTTGCCCTGATCTAGTTCCTTAGCAATCAGTTTATCTTCTGGTATCAAGTCAGGATCAGTTGCCTGTCCTCTATCGCCAGTCGGCCCACCTCCCGTTTGTAACGAGGGATCAGCCTTAATGCGGTCTACTATATACGGCGCAAGGAACGCGCTGTAATGCGGTAGTTCTTCTGGCGTTGGATACCGACCTGTCCATATACGTACATCGAACCCACGAGAGGGTAGCGAGTTATATACGGAGTCGTTGTTTTGAGGCGTACCGAGGTAGATAATATCCCCGGTGGAGCAGATTGAAGAAAAGTCTTTAGTCAAGTGCGCCAGTCTCTCGCGCTGCATAGCAGTCTGCGAGTTCTTGGTGGACTCAATATCATCCGCGATAAGAACGTCTGCACGTTTACCTTGGATGTTGGATGTGATACCAATACACGCAACGCTCGGAGATTTTTCCGGGCCTTTTAGTGAGTGGTGAATATCGAATGCCTTGACTGATGCTCTATCACCCTCAGCCGTATCAGGGCGAAGGCAAGCAAGCTCAGGCATGTGCATGATGATCTGGATTACCCAGTTCGCAATCTCTGTAGCCATATCCGAGCCAGCAGAGATGATTAAAATTCGGCAGCGTGGGTCTTGTATGAGCCGCCAGACAGCATAACACGCTGTAATAGTGGTCTTAGCTTCGCCACGCTGCGCTTGTACCATGCGGTACTTCGGGCCATAGGCCACGTATTTAGAAATATCAATCTGCATATCAGTGCAGTTGAAACCAAGAAGATCAGTGATTACATCGTGAGCAAAATCCTCGAACCGCACGTAGTGCGCTTGAAGTAGCTCAAGATCAGTCCACCGCTTCTCAGCTAGTGTAATATCTTCCATAGGTTTCCTCTTATAAATGATACTTGTCGAATGCAGGTAATAGCGGGAGTCGAACCCGCACCTGTAGGTTACAATCCTACGTTCTACCTTTAGAAGTATTGCAACTTCCTTAAACTATAATCCTGCACTCTGCGAGTATCATTCGTCGTCCGTGATGTGAGTCACGTTTCCGACAGAGACTCGCTTTTTGTTCTTTAGTCGTTTCTCAAGCTCACTCATCTCCTCGGAATCCGAGACAGCACAAGTGATCTGATTGTCTTTTAGGAACTTAGCTACTGCGGTAAGCAGCGAAGGATTAGCATCAGCATGTCCGAGGAGGAATTTTACAACCTCCGCAGGAAGCTCATGCGAGTACTGATCCAGCAATATCTTTGCAGTCTCAGACGCATTAAGCGCAGCCAGCATACTCTTTGCCAGCTTACCATGCAGTTCGCCAAGTTCTTTATCGTTTGCCTTTGTCACGCCGTTTCCTTTTCGGAGTTGGCTTTGCGAAGAAGCGGGTCTTAATGTAGTCGTATGCTGTAGGCACATCAACGATCAAACGAGCAATGATAAGCACACCACCCGCGATCTGTGCAAGGTCTACACCAGAAATACACCCAAGAGTTCCACTTCCATATGATGCGATAGAATCTGAGTTCGCTCTAGCCGCATCACCACATTTCTGTATGAATGCTAAGAGGCTCATGTTAGCTCGCCCTTTGGATTCGCTTGTTTTATAACATCCCTGTCTATCTTTACTGCCTCGACTCCGCGCTCAAGAATATCGTCGAGAAGATCGAAGGCATCGGGCCACTTCGCGGCAAGGGTTTTTTGCCGATCTGCGAGCAGTTTATCTTCTGCGGCTTTAATTATATTTGCCGCTTCTTCTGCCAGACGCGCCGTAATTTCTTCGGCGGTCATTTCCTGATTGCCAAGCGTGGCAAGCTCGGCCTGTTCTTCAACAGTCAGGTTTTCTTTTTGAAGGCGTGCCGGGATTGCGATATGTTTCATCATGTGTTTTTAACTCCATACAAATAGATTTTTCCGGAAGTAAAGTTACCGGCAGATGGGAGAATGCGGACAGCATTTATCGGAGCAGTATTCGATCCAGCATATGTAAGATCTGGTGAAGTATATCCATTAATGAATGTTACATAACTTTCCCACGCAAATGTATTAGCATCAGCGGCAAAAAATGCCCAACCAGTCCATGTATCTGCCGCTCCTCCGGTATGAGCTAAAACTGCGGCTACTGTAGAACTTGACCCGCCAGTATAAGTTGGAACTGAAGCTCCGCCGAGGGTTGAATTTTGTTTTTGATAGGCAAGCGTAGCAGAGGTATACGTCGATCCATTATTGTTTGATATCTTAAGCCCAAGCGTAGAAGATGTTGAAGCGAGAAGATTGTTAAACACCATCAAATATTGAGAATATGAAGATGTTATTACGCTCGTAAAATCCAAACTCGCGCTCGAACTTGCCGTTGCCGTTGACAGAAGAACAAGCGTGGAGCCGCCAGAGGCGGTCAACACGTCCCCCACCATAGAGAGGCCAGATAATGTGATATTCGTCGCGTTGCCAGCCGAGCCACGCCCGACAAGCTGTGAAGCCGCCAACGTCACCAGTCCAGCCGTACCGGAACCAGTGAAAACCGGAACCGTATTCGCAGCCGAAGTAAGGCCAGCGAGAGCCGCCAGTTCTGCGTCATAGGCTTGAACATCGGTGCCAATTTCAAGATTGACCGTTGCTTTGAAAGCAGCTTCATTGGCGTCATCTAGAAAACTTCTGGCGAACGCCGTGACTGTAGCTGTTTCTGGTACACCAGTCGAAGCTGTCACGCGACCTATGAACTGGTCTTGTGCAAGGTTCGCCATTTTAGCGAGAGTTACCGCACCATCAGCAATACCAGTTGATTGTACACAGTCTATCCATGCGCCTGTAGCGGAATCGCCAACAAGAACGTGCATTTCGTATATTGTAGAGAGTACTACGTTAGTACTTCCATTAATGGTATCTGAACCACCACGATTAATCGTTACAGTGTTTGCGTCACCTGTAACCTTTACAAAGGCCAAGGTCATATCCTCAGCATACGTTGCTAGAGTTGATAGGTTGACGACTACGTTACCGCCAGAAGTGTCAATGCGGAATGCTGTACCTTCTTGCGCCAGTGAAGGTACAATAGGAGAGTCACTGAATGACTTCGAGATTACATCTCTGTATAATCCCTCAGCAGCACTCGATGCAGCAGCAGCAGCAGCAGCCTCAGCAGCAATTTGTGCAGCCTCCGCGTTTGTCTCTGCGGTTTCTGCATTGGTTTCAGCAGTCTCAGCATGTGTCTCTGCAAGTTCAGCAGCAGTTTGAGCAGTTTCCGCTGCGGCTTGTGCAGCCTCAGCAGCAGCCTGAGCAGCCTCGGCATTCGTTTCAGCCGTTTCTGCATTAGTCTCCGCAGTCTCCGCGTTATTCTCAGAAGTCAGGGCAGCAGCAGCACTAGCCGCAGCTTCTCCTGCTTTCGTTGTAGCAATACCTGCTTGTGTAGTTGCAGTTGTTGCAGAAGTCTCCGCATTTGTTTCGGCTGTCGCTGCGTTAGTCTCAGCAGTTTCAGCATTCGTCTCTGCCGTTTCTGCATGTGTCTCAGCTAACTCAGCAGCAGCTTGCGCTGTCTCGGCTAATGCCTGAGCAGCCTCAGCAGCCGCTTGTGCGACTTCTGCCGCAGCCTGAGCAGCTTCGGATGCCGCTTGAATATCTTCGAATTGCCCTAATTGAGCGGCATCATCTTCTTCGGTTGCTTCCCCAAGGTTAATGATCCTAAATCCACCCATATCCAGATCGTTCTGCAACGGTTCTGTGATACGTCCATCAAGGAATTGGTGGATCAGCATAATTGTTTGTAAATTCGATTCATCCAAATTCGATTCAGTGATGGTAGCACCATCAGTGTAATCATGGATGAGTTCATCAACGAGCATAGTCCGGGTGAACACCACGGTATCCAGAGCCGTAGGCTCGTCACCGGAGTCAATATTAACCATACCATCCGTGATCCATTCCAGATCACGGTAGATGGGCTGGTCAAAACCGTCCACTTCTTCGTTAACGCGACACCTTACGAGGTCGCGGGAGAGGACACCGAGCGTGAAGTTCAGGGTATAAGGCCCGAATCCATTTGTGCCATCTGTAGTAATAATACTATGTGCCACTACTGGCCTCCTTAGTTAAAATTCTGTGTACAAGACTTAAAGTCCATCTTACTATAGATGAGTCAGATTAGAGGGTGGAGCATTACTGCCCCACCTCTAATGCCTTATTTATAGTCTCAGAAGCCGAATCTCCTCCATTATAGAGAGGATTAGTCGGCGGTATATCTTTCTTATCACTTTGGATTTGCTCGACCTTCGGCTTTGTAGCCACTGGTTGAGCTTGCTTTTCAGCGCGTCTAGCTCTTTGCTTTTCGGCACGAACATCATCCTTCATAGAGTTGAACATATAGTTGAATCCCAAGGCGTTACCGAATAACGGTGCTGCTTGGAGTGCTGATATGTCCTTAACGTCTGCGGAGTTCGTAGCCAGCCCAATCAAGGACTGGGGAATCCCGCCCATCTTGTTCAGTGTATCGAATGCGGGGATACCGGGAATGAAATCATACGTTCCCTGATAGTCTCTCGCGCCGTACATTCCGAACTGCATGGAGTCTAGCCCCAAGATAGCAGAGAATGGATCGGTAAGCATAGGAATAGGTGCAGTCAAGTTCGAGTACCCAATCGCGCCCTTGACAATCTTCTCTGGTGTAAGATTTTCATCCTTACCATTGAGTGCCTGTCTCGCAGCGTACATCATACCCGCGATTGGAACTCCCCATAGGACAGAGGCAACAGTCTGAGCATCTGCTATACGCATGTGTCGTATTGTTTGCTTCTTCAATCCAGTCAAGGTGAAGTTCCGAAGGTTCGACATAAGGTGTCCAAGCTCTTTCGTCTGCCAGAATGCAGTCTCGCCAGTCAATCCTTTTTGGATGTTCTGTCTGATTGCCCTGTGCATGATCGAAGAGAAGTCTTGAATGTCTTCTGGTTTCCACTTTTCAATGTTAAGCGCGGAGACAACCTTACCATCGTACTCGACATTCTTCTTAAAGGCAGATATGATGCGATTGTACATCTCATCGTCCTTGAAGCCCATGTCATATAGCCTTGCTTTAGACAATGCTTTATCACCTCTAGCCAATTTACCGAAGTGCTGTAGATACGTCCGAGCGAATGCCCACGTTTGAGCATGATGCACAGCGTAGTACCCAGAGATGAATCCCTGAACACGCTGGCCTTTGCTCAATAGGTTATCAAACGAGCCACCGGACTCGAAGAACTTCTCCAACTGTGCATACAGATCAGGATCATTCGACTGAATGCTCTTGAGTTGCACATTAAGCGGCATCTCATCAAGCATCTTGTCAGGCCGGATTAGATTATGCTCACCACGAATGGCAATACCAATCTGTTCCAGTTCCCGCAGCACAGGTTTGTACTGTGCCGGGTTCGCCATGATCTCTTTCCAGAGAGGAGCTACTTCCATGAATGACTCAAAGCCATTCGCAGCAATCAACATCCCAGTCTCAGAAGCCTGAGTTAATCCAAGTTGGTTTAACAGGCCGAGGTTTGAGAGTTGTGTAGCGCGTCTTGCCCAGTCATTAATGCCTTGCCCTAATGCACCGCCCGAGAAGTGCGCCCAGATGTTATCTAGGTACTCAGGCTTGATGGCAGAACCACCAAGAGCCTTTACTTCATCAAGGATCGCATCCTTCATCAGATCGAAATCTGCTTTAGAGCGAATGCCCGAGGACTTGGACAGGGCAGATACACCAGCAGCCGTTCTTGCGTATCGCAAGTTCACAGCAGTCAGGTTGTCCTCCATCAAATCCATTACTCGGAAGTCAGTGCCGGGAATTGGAGTTCTCGGATCAATCTCATTACGGGATTTCAGAATTTTGGTCTTACCCTTGTTCTCTAAATCCTTCGTGAGCTTGTCGAGGAACTTATCAATCTGATCCTTCGGCATGTTATTGTTCAGTAGCATCTCTTCCAGATACGTTCTACCATCCTGTTGCAGAATACGATACACGTTTGTATCCATACCAGCAGTCATGGAGATAGAGCGCGTTACCACAGCCTTCGCAGTAGCCTTGAGCGCATCGTCTGACCAGTCTGGGTGCATCTTGCGATACCCATCAATTAAGCCTAGCTCAATCTGCTCTCGTGCTACCATACCTGAGTTCAACATGTCGATCATCTTGTGACCAGACCACCGTTGAGGCATCCAACCAGAGAAGTGTTCAAGTGTTTCTGCACCATGTACGCCAGCGTTCTTCATAAGCTCAAGAGCCTTTGCGAAATCTGCGTCCATAGCGTCAGCGTACAGCTTGATACCTGCATTGGTAGTGGGAGTAGCATCAATATAGCGATTGTACATCTCTTCACGAACAAGGGTGTCGAATTGCTTGCGCGATTCTCTCGACTGCGGAATTTTAGATTCCTTCGACCAGAGTTTATACGCATCATTAGACACGGCAATGTTCTGCGTGATCTGTGGAAGGTATTGCTCCTTCAAGATCGCGCCTGTATTGTTTATACCACGGAATCTCCCAGAGGAGTTCTCCATAGTTTGCAATGCCAGCAGTTGCAGCGTTGGTGATCTGCTCATCATAGCAGTATCCCAATCTGTTCTCAACCACGGCAGCTTATTCAGTGTATCTTCAAAAGCATCTACGACTGTAACCCAAGCAGACCTGCCTTCCGGCTTCCACTGGAATCCAATCTTCTCTAATGCAGCTTCGGAGGCTTCCGTAATTCCAGCAGTTCTGGAACTAAGCTGTACACCAAAGGTCGCATTGACCTTAGCAGCACCAGCAGAGCCTTCCTCGGACATACCGGGTCGCCACTCAGTCTTAGGAGTTTCACCCTTTGGCTCTGGCACTTCATGTGCGGCCTTTGTAGAGTCGAGTACTTTATTCATTTGCAGGATACCATCGTCGTCAACAACGCCAGAGGTATCGTACAAGTATTTCTCTTGTTTCTTTAGGCGCACTTCGCCTAGCATATCTTGTGTAGTCTTATTCGCCAGCTTATCAAGACGAGTTAACGCACCGATAGACGAGCCGAATACTAGACCACTTAAAACCATAGTTGGGAGGCCAGCACTCTCGTACTCAGGCCGAATGAATCTATTAGAGACTTCCGACAGAGCAGCAGCCTCCATACCAGCACCAGCACCGAAGCCTATAGAGGCCAATCGTGTGGAACGTCCAAGAGTTGCTTTCGTCACAGCTTGGCTTAACTTCGGGCCGAGGTACGAACCACCGGATACGAACATAAGAGCCGCATCAACGTCCATGATTGTACCAAGTACACCAGCAACACTCTGGGAGATACCCGCACCCATGAGACGATCCTTCGAGGCTCTCTCATCATTGGACATTTCCAGTAGCAGTTGAATCTCTTCTTCCGAAGAGGCCGTAGCAGCCTTTCCCCATAGTTGCGGAGGAAGGCTGTCACGTACCTGTTCAAAGCGTTTGGTTGCATCGAAGTTCGGATCGTCCTCGCCCAAGAGTTGAACTCCTGTGACGAGAGACTTTCCAATGCCGTATATTGTATTCTCGGTATTAACAACATCTTTCACTTGCTGCGCGAAAGGTGATTGCTCACTCTCCCGCTGCTTGCTGAGAGTGATTGAATCTTCGGAAGACCCAGTAGTGAACTCATCGAGTTGACTTTGTGCGTCTGCCTTGATTCTATCAGTCAATGTATTATTTGCCAAAGCGATACCACGGCCTTTCTTCTTTAATTATTCTTTCCTGAACTTTCTCACCGAGCAACTTGAGGTTAACTCGGAAGTCCATCGGGCTGACAAGCCCAGTCTCAGGGTCTTTAAGGTTGACCCGCAGATACCCACCATCGAAGTCCGGCGTAATCACAATGTGATCGTAGCTCGGAACTCCACGGTTAAATGTTACTTGCGAGTTACCCTCTCCCCAAAATGTCCGGTATTTCTTACCAAATGCACCAAGTTTATCAGACTTCGCCTTTGCATCAGCCGTAGCCTGTTCTCTTGTCATGTCGATTGTCTCTTTGTCAACACCAACGATTGCACCGATAGCGGGTGTCGCTACATTCGCCGCGCGAGTAGCCAGATCGTTAATGTCGGCAACAAGACCTGCGACAACAGAGTAGTCAGCAGCGTCCTTGATATAGTCAGCCAGCGCATAGTTAACTGCGCCAGTGTACTTGTCCAGTACGTTAGCGGGTAAGCCCATAGCCTTCTCCCACGTTGCGCCTCTCGGTGCTACGATAGGTTTGCCAAATGGGAACTGAGTTCTTTGCAGAATCTCGCCCATAGCTTTAGAAGTCGCGCCCTTAACGTCCTGAATATCTGGATAGTATTGCTGTGACAGGGTAGACACTTGATTTTTGAATAGTTCACCGTTCACGGACGCAAGACCATTCCGAATATCATCTGCACTCAGGCGGTAGTCCATAGACCTATGCGGCAATGTTCCGTAGTGTACATCTAGATGCGGCTTGTCCTGCATGAAATCTGGGAGCGTTGCATCCCAGAAGGAGTACAACAGACTTTCAGTAGCCTTGTTGTAAGCCTTGTCGAATGTCTTATCATCCATTGGCTTAATCGTAAGTGAGCCATCGTCAATCTGCGTTTGAATACGCGCAGATTTACGAAGAGCTTCTTTAGGATCGCCACCATCATCAATGTATGTCATGGCACGAAGAACAAAGCCCTCGTTATCCTTTGAGATATACTTTGAGAAGTATTGTGGAGTACTCTTG